TGCTCTATCGGTGGAATACTTCCCTGGTTCAGCGCTATCCTCTGTGGAAAGTACCACGTTAGCGTTGGCCCATTCCGACGCAGTAAACTTTGGCGGTGGCTTTAGTACACTGGCCAGCCCTTTGAAAAGGTTGCATGTGTGCTTCAATCACCTTCACCTGCCTCGTCGTCATCCACGATGATGTCATCGGATTCATCGTGGAACATGTTCGGGTCATATTCAGACAATTCAGTTAGGCACTCATTCACCTCATCGAGAAGTGCATCTTGAATGACTAACAAATTTGTCTCCCCTAGCACTTTAGGCGCTGCTTTTAATGGTAACGCCTGGAGCTTACTTTTAAAGTTGTTCAACATTCGATTCATTACGGCTTTAACTGTGTTCGAGCGATGCAATTCTCCATTCATGATCTTCAATTTGTTTTCTTCAATCATTCTTTTTGTTCGAGTTAACAAAGTTCGTTCTGCATCATATCCGCCTTCTCGTGCTTTCTTTTCGAGTTTACTTTCTCCGGTTTTATACGCAACAAATGCTTGTACTGTTTTCGCGATATTGTACTGTCCGCGTTTTTCCTTTTCGAATATACCGTCCTCGGTCAACTGCTGGACACGCCGAGAGCTGATTCCGAGTACTTTTGCCACAATTTTAGATGATACTAATTCGTCAACAATGGATACGTTAGTCACAGTCTCGCCTCCTTTCAAAAGTTGACCGCTTTTGAAGCCGAACAGCAGTTCGGAAAAATAACTAACTAGCTATTCCGCGGGGTTCGGATGACCCACGGAAAATATTTTTTGTTTGGAGTACCTTTAAGGCCCCCTATTGAAGCTGAGGCCCTAGCCCCCATACATGCCCCCTCGCCAGTGCTGTTTGCGTGAATGTTTCATCATATCTTTAGCAAAGGCTTTGGCTTTACAATTACCTTTACTGCCAAGGACAATAGCATTAGCAGTACACTTATTACGTTTGTTATGTAAACAATCTTTAATATGGCAAGTAATATCTGTCATACTATTCTCTCCTTTCTATTGGCAGTCAGATTTTATTTGTAGGCTTAATCAATATCACCAGATGATATTGATTAAACCTGCATAATACAAAAGGACGCCAAGTATATCTGGCGTCCTTTCCTTATTCACTTCCTGTGAAGTTTCCCAACTTTCACACCTACAGTATACCACATGTCGATGTACTGTTTTGTATCGTTTTGTATCGGCCACGCTATTTCAATCTAGCACGTATACGTCCTACCTCTACCAGGGCCCTATCGTGTAGCTCGCCACGTACTCTTGCCTCGCTATAGAATAAGATACCTGCTAGCTCTTTCCAGCTCTTACCTTGTACGTATCGTTCAGTCAATAGGACCGCCAGCTCATTAGGCCGTACCTGACTAATCACCCATCGGACTTCTGCTTTAATGTCTTTTAACCTTTCTATTTCCTTTCGTTGCAGTTCGACGCATTGCTCAATACCGGCTACTATACCTGATAAATCACCGCAATGCCCGCCGGATATCCTATCCTTGCTATAGTCCGTGGCGGACAATGTGTCCGCCTTACGTTCTATTTGGGCCTCAATATCACGCTTAATTGAATCTATGCGGTCATCAATTCGTAGTATCTGTTGCATATATTCTTTATCTGTCATTCATCCGCTCCCTTGCAATATCTCCTTATCTCGTATAGCTTATATTGATCCTCGTGCTTACGACTCACCGTCCAGGGACTTTTGCCCTCGGCATACACAAGTGCGTTACCCGTACCGCCCCACACATCATCAATACGATAGAAATGCCTATGATACCAATGCTTGTGGTCATTTGATACTAATACGCAATCCCCTTGCTTAAAGTGTTCCATTCCCCATCACCTCATTGATGTATCTATCCAAATACCACCGTGCTTTTTTTAAGTCTTCGAGTTTATCACCCTTGTACCCAGCACGTGCGATGTACTTGATAACATTGCCAAGATGGTATGGAAGCTGTTGATCTTCGATAAAGTCAATCACCTCAATATTGCCCCTCGTATAATGCGAGGGATGATTTACGGCATCATGTTCAATATTTCCATACATCTTATCCATATGCTCAGCAGTTGGTACTTGAACAGTTTCTTTGCTACTGTCTTCGATGTGTCTTTCTTCTGTCTTTTTACTGTCTTCCTTCTGTCTTCCTTCTGTCTCTTTACTGTCTACTGTAGTCATTTTTGATTCCTCCTCAACTTCCTTCTTGGATTTATGACAGAATTTAATTGCACAATCGGGGCAATATTTACGCGACCTGCCCTGTGGCTTTCTAAAATATTCAAACGGCTCTCCGCATCCTTCGCATTCCCTAACTTCTAATTTAGTGCCTGCCGGCGGAGGCGTCATAACTTCCATGCACTCCGGGCAATAATCTTCCGAAGTTTTAACCGTAAACTTCGTACCGCACTTTCTACATTTTTTTTTGCATAACGTTTTACTCCTTGTACAATTCCTTACGATATTTGATAGCTTCAAGTAGTGCATCTTGCCCTACTTCCTTACGCTCTAATGCTTTCATGACTTGCTCGTCCATCGTGCCTTTAGTGACTAGATGATGGATAATCACGGGTTGTGTTTGCCCCTGTCTATGAAGCCTAGCATTAGCTTGTTGATATTGTTCTAGGCTCCAAGTTAGCCCATACCACACTATGATGTTGCCTCCTGCTTGTAAGTTCAAGCCGTATCCAGCCGATGCAGGATGGGCCAGTAACATTTGAATATGTCCTTTGTTCCACTCGGCCACATCATCATCGGTCTTTAATTCGACAGCTTTCGGAAAGGCTTCTTTAATCGCTTGCAGGTCATGTTTGAAATTGTAGAATACTAACATCGGTTTCCCTTCATTCGTTTCTACTAATTCTTTTAACCGCTCCACTTTTTCATTGTGGACGATAATTGTTTCACCATCATCTGTATAGATAGCCCCGTTAGCCAGTTGCAATAATTTACCGGCCAAGGATGCTGCATTGAGTGCACTTACATCGTCGTCATCAACCAAGCTTAAGACATGATCACGTTCCATTTCTTTGTAAAGCGCCCATTCTTTTGGATTCATTTCTACCGTGATTACATTTTCAATACGTTCAGGAAGATTAAGGTAATCTTTAGCTTTTAAGCTCATACAGATATCTTGCATCTTACCAAATATCGCCTTGTCCCCTCCTGGTAATAATCGGTAGCTATACACGACATGCCCGTTTGTTTTATCCGGTGTAAAATACCGGGTACGATATTCAGTCAAGGTCTTACCCAATCGTTCGCCACCGTCTAACAAATACATCTGCGCCCACACATCCATTAATGTATTCGGTGCCGGTGTACCTGTTAGAATCACTACTCGTTTGAAGAAAGGCCTCATCTTACGCATAGCCTTAAACCGTTTGGCCTGTGGATTCTTAAACGATGAACTTTCATCGATAACAAGCATGTCAAAAGGGAACGACTTCTTACGATAGTATTCATACAACCATTGCACATTCTCACGATTCATCACATAGATATCAGAATCACTATGAAGGGCTTTGATGCGGTCCTTTTCAGAACCTAGCACAGAGGCTATTTTCAAATAGCTTGTTTCATTCCATTTGTTAGCCTCTTGTACCCAAGTCGATTCTGCTACTTTCTTAGGTGCGATAAGCAGCACTTTCTTAATATCGAATTGATCATACATTAGCTGCTCGATAGCGATTAAGGTAGAAACGGTCTTCCCTAAGCCCATATCAAGTAACAGCCCATAGTGTGTATGGTCAATGATTCTTTGAATTGCTATCTTTTGGTATTCGTGTGGATGAAAGTTCATGAATCGCCCTTCTTATATCATCAACAAACAACGTAGCCCCTGTCTTGCCTGTCACTACGGAAACACTAGCTCCCAGCTTTCGCATTCGTTCTATCTGCACGCGTTGGTTGGGTCTTAATCGCCCTGTATCGTCTTTCAGTTCAGCGAACACGACTAGGCCTCCCGGTAGAATAACAATCCGATCAGGCACCCCGTCATTTCCAGGTGATACGAATTTCATATATATGCACCCCAGATTTTTGAGTTGATTTCCCAACCAACGCTCAATGTCTTTTTCCACGCTCTCACCTCGTTCTCATTTAATAATTGGACACACCTTCGGACACGCCTATGAACCCACGTGGTTACTGGGTTTATGGGGGGGGTGTGTCCAATTTGTCCGATTTTTTGCCAGAATATATATATACGCGTATTCGCGTTTTTCACGTGTATACGTATACATACGATTATTCATATATTTATTTTTTATTTTTTATATAAATAATTGGACACACTAGACACATATTATTATTTTGATTAGCAGTTATCTGCTTTTTGCCCGTGTCCGATTAGTGTGTCCGGACGTGTTTGGTGTGTCCAATTATTACCATATATCAAAATTTATCAATGTATAGGGCTGAATAAATATTTTTTCAAACATTTGTGCCTATTAAATAATTGGACACACCTCAAATAATTGGACACACCTACTTTTCGTGATTGCGTTTATAGATTGATAGAAGGTCTGTACCTTCCCTTACAAACGCTCTCTGTGGGCCGTAAAGCCTGCCAAAACGTGCTTTACCAGTTCCCTTTGTATAAGGGGCCCAACCTCGCATTGCTTGAAGAATGTCTGTAATCTCCCTAGCCTTCGCGTTCTGCAGGTTCTTCCTGTCCCCCTCCATCACTTCACACCATATCTCAAGGGCACACACCCGCTCCCGCTGCACTGAACCACAATGATCGTCATCGCCATAATTCCTGATATAATCGCGTCTATCAAATATATCAAGCGACTCCCAGTTCTCAGGTAATAACATATCAAGGTATTCTTCAATAAGGCCTACGAGTTCACCACCTTCTGTGTGTGATAATTGAATTCTAAGGGCTTCTTCTTCGAGTTCCCCTTCAAGAACTAAGGATTCACCTTCGGACCAATAGTAATACGCTTCCGCCCATAATTGGTCAATATCATCTTTTGATAGCTCCCAGGCGTTCTTAGTTTTGCGTTCTTTGTCGCCAGTGACTGGCCAGAATCGGCGGTTACCAGTACGGTCTTTGAGGAACATAAGATTATTGGTAGAACCAGCGAATACACACTGTCGGGGGTACTCTTCGGTGCGTCTCCCATAAGGAGAGCGGAACCTGTCCGAGGTACGGCTGATAAAGGCCTTAACGATTTCATTATC